TCAATGTTTCCAGTTCTACCCTCAGGATATCGAGCACCAAGTCGTAATTCAGATTGGAGTGCTGATTGCTCCTGAAAAGTAGCAGCGGGAATGTCAAGTTTGACACGCCCGACACCTTGTGGATTTGCGGTTCTGATAATTGCATCAGGCCCCATAGGCAAATCAATTACATCGTTAGGGACAACAAATGGTGCTTGGATAGACTTTTCAGCCGCTTCCATAGCAAGATTTGCAAAACGTGCGCGAGCCATCTGTACATAGATAACATCGTCAAACTGTCCGCGTGATTCATCATCAATACCTGGGCGACGTGCAATACGCACTGTCATCTTGCCTAGCGGATTCTTGATGCGGCTTAAAACTAAGTTACTGCGTGAGGGTACATAAAGAACAGTCTGATCTTTGTCCATATACTTGATAAGTTCAACATCCATATTGTTATCTCGGTCATAACCAAGACGACCAAGAAGTGCTGGAGCGTGTTCTGGGAACTCATTAGCAAGTTCGTGTATAGTTTTCATATAGCGCTTAGCGTATGCTACGCATCGTCCGAAGCGATCAAACTCTGGGTAAGAACCCATAGGATCTTCAACTCGGATACGAGGAAGGTTATCGTCAAAGTCTGGCTCTACGTGTATTGGTAGGAACCCATATGAGAAATACCAGTCAGCACCCCAGTACATCTGTGACTGTAAGCGTGAATTGTATACGTAGTTGTTAGCAATCATACCGCGCTTGTCAGCAAAGGCACGAGCCTTAGCATTAGCAACGCTTACTGTTGAGCAGTTAAACGATGGCAGTGGAGCCAATACTTCTGCTAGGTCGCGTGCAGCAACATCAATGAAGTTAGCAACCATTGAGTGAGGCATTCCCTCTGGGAACATCTCTGGAAATATATCCGCCATATTGCCCTTGCGAACAGCCTGGATTTGTTGCATACGAGCGTCGCGCTCTGCGTGGCGCATTTTGAGGTTATCAACGCGCTTAGCAATAGTATCTATATCTGCAACCATTATTATCCTAACGAAGTTTGAAAAAAATTATTTATTCGAAGTAGCGGTAAGCCGTCTTTGTTACTTTACTGCCTTTTGCGCTATCAATCTTGACCAGGCTTGGCATATTCTTTGCCTGATTGTAAGAAAGTATTTTTTTCTTTTTTGGGAAAGCAGGCTTGATATCCCCACCAGATTTAATCTTAACCGTAGCATTAGGGGTTCCAGTTTTTACATCTGCAGCGGAACGCTTAGCAGCCTCGCCTGATTTGCGAAGTTGCACTGTAACATTAGCGTTTTTATTTTTAACACCACTAAGCGTACTAGGCTTTACAACCTTAACTGATGATTTAGGTCCTACTCTAACAGCAGCCTTTTTCTTTAGTGCTGCTTCCTTTGGTGTCATAGCAATTTTCTTTACTGTTTTTGTAGCAAGTTTTTTGGCTCCTTGCTGTGCAAGTTTTTTTGCAATAAGACGTGCCGCAACAGCGGCAGCGGCTCCTACTAATGGTGCTGGCATTGTTTTCTCCTATTCGTTTCCGTATTCATAGTCGTTTACATTGAGTGTGAAACGGGTTTGAAGTTGACTTTTTGTAGCCCACTTATTATTGATGTGAGCCTGACCATTACGGGTAACTCCGATTACTTCTCTAGCGCGTAGTTCACAGAACCACAGAGCCATTACGCAGTCGGTCTTACCCTTGGTATTTGGTTCCCAAGTTATTAATTGTTGAATCAAAGACTTGACACCTTCTGAACCATCCTGTGAGGGAAGTTCAATTAGGTTATCATCTTGATGTTCCTTGCCACGGACTGTGCCAAAGAGCCCAGCCATAGCAGCAACACCGAATCCAGTGTCCCATTTGTTTTTGCCAGTAAACTGACCAGAGAACTTTACCCCGACTGAGGCTAGATACTGCTGTAAATCTCTATCTAAGGCGTAAGCCTTCTGATGTGCGTTAGTTTCGATACGCAATTCGTGGGGAGTATACGCATCAACCCATCGTTCAATCAAGTTCTGGATCTTTTGCGGGGTAGGCTCAGACATATTCTCGACATCGAGTATGTAGCGCATACGGGTTACTCGGTCAACAGTCATAATCACTGCGGCTGTACGCCCACTCATCGCTGGGTCAAGACCCATAATGGTGTACCAGTTGCCTTTTTCTCTAGGATGTCCTGGAGTACCTACTCGCAGTGGCCCTCTTTTTCGCATTCGGTTAGTAGAACCTTGGACAGCAAGAGGGGAAAATATAGAGTCCTCTTGTACGTCCTGTTGCTGATAAACCAGCGCCCACGCTGCAGGGCTAACTTCGCTTCGTCTACGAAAGAGTGCTGGCCCATTCCATTTAGGATACAGACCGTTCTCATCGGGAAGGATATCTTCATCTGCGCCCTCCCAGGGTAGATGTGATGCAGGCCATAGCGTGATCCATTTATCAGGATCTTCGTCAAATTCTAGAACGGCTGGCATTGCCAGGTACGTGAAAGGTGATTTGCCACCTGTCCAGTGCTCAGCCGAACGGATCTCGCGGTAGAGGTCATTGGAGGCAATTCGTGTGCCTACTACAAGTAACTTGCCATTATCGCCAAGACGGGTTACAACGTCTCGCTGCAACCACAGAAGTTGCTTTTCCCATTCGTGAGCGTTAGATGTAGTAACAACGTCGTCAAGAATGATAAGGTTAGAACGAGCACCAGTGATTTGGCCGCCAATACCGAGAGCCTGTACGGTAGGATCCTTTTCAGTGGAGTCTCTGGAGAGGTAGATGCGGTCTGCTTTCCAGGTATCTGCATCTTCTTTCCATCCCCCAGCGCTGCCATAGACAGCCTGTAACTTAGCCCAGCGTTCGTGGCTCAGTCGCTGCTTGATAGAGTAGAGATACTCCTTGGCGCGTTCCTGAGTTTTGGAGACAATGGTAATTTTAATGTTCGGATCCATCGCAATACGATAGACACAGTAGTTGACCGAGATGACCGTGGACTTGGCGTGTTCGGGGGGCACGTTAATCAACAGGCGCTTCTTGGAGGCAGGGTCATAGACCATCGCCTCGTGTAGATAAGAAGGTTCCCGTCCCTCTAGTATGTCGATCCAAGACCTGTGATGTGGAAAGATTGGGGAGTCTAAGAACTCTTTCGAGAACTCCTCAAAGCCAATTTTGTACTTGGCATCACCCGAGACTATGCTCAGGGTTTTCTCTCCCTCGGCACGAGCCTTCTCTAGCGCTTTCATAAACGTTGCGTCTTTGCGCCAGTCTTTCATCACATCAGGTTTGCGATCTGCCCGAGCAATAGCGTCGGATAGGTCTAGACCTTGCTTGATAAATTCTAAAACTTTATGCTTTGCCTCACGTAGGGCTGCTACCTTATGGTGTTCTTCACCCACCTTAGCCACCATATAAAACACCCCCATTGAAATCAATCATATCGGGGTTATTTCCCCCCTTATCGCTCGCGCTGAAAAGCGCGCTCGCTACCCCCTCGCTTTCGTGGCTGGCAAAAAAGCCAGCCCCTCAAGACTAGATAGGCTCACTTGTAACTCACGTTCGCCTATACTATATATAACCCGTTCAAATAAAGATTCCGAACGGTATGGTTTTAACAATGTGATGTACTTCACTACTATACTAGGGTAATACGGACATTTCCCCCTGAAATACTGGAAAAATATTATTTTGCGATAGTGTATATATATAGCCGGGGGCTATTAAAGCACTAGGGTCGCTCTGCGACACGTAGCCTTTTTTCGCTTGATGAGCGTCGGCTGCAAGCCGACTCGCTTTTGCTCTTGGGGGTCGAGGGGGCGAAGCCCCCCGCGTTTTTAATCTTTTGCTTTTATGCGGTATCAGCCATCGGCAGACCCGCGAGCGACCGAAGGGAGCGAGCGCGCGATTTTTTGGGTTTGTGTTGGCTCGGTTTGTGTTGGGGCTGACTATCTGCTGAGCGTGTGGGCTGAGCGTGTGAGTGTACGATTATCGTACGGGCTGAGCGTAAAAATAGGTGCGTGGCGTGTGTGCTTTTGGGCTTGTATTTGGTGGCGATCTATGGGACAATTCTCTTAGTGGTTGAGGCATAGGGTCTCAGCACTTAGCAAAGGAAAAGAATATGACTACAGCATCAAAGGCAGTAAAGGCAGAAAAGAACGAGGCAATACACAACGCGAACGCGACTTTAGTTGCTCTCGGCGTTGATCTAATCAAGAACGAACTCGGAACTGAGATCGCAATTTATGAGCAATTAGTCTCCGATCTGAACCTTGGCAATTTATCCGTTCGCGGTGCAAAGGCTACCATTTCAGCGATCAACGCTGAGGCTGGCGCTCTCCCTTCTATCGCGGTTTCATCTTGCCAGTACTTAATCATCTCTAACGTTGTTCGCAATTTAGAAGGTGGAAAGGCTGAGGCGATTAAAGACGTGATTAACGTTTCTATTCAGGGAACTCGCAAACTCGGCGCTGATGATTTTAACGGCGCGATCAAGAAGGCATCTAGTTTCGCGGCTCTTGCAAAGGTCGTGGAGAAGGCTCCAGCAAAGGAAAACGCCAAAGGCGCCAAAGATGTTGATTCAGTAATGAAGGCGTTCGTGAAGGCTATGGAGAATATCAAAGATATAACTCCAAAGGATTCCGAGATCGTTAGCGACTTTTTCCGTATCGCTGGCGGTATTCAGAACGCGGTTCGTACTGCGAACGCGAATCACCCTGCGGTCAAGGCTAAGTCTGCCTAACCAGTAACGCGCGAGCCCTCTCACCTTTCGGGGTGGGGGGGCTTTCGCTTGCCCGCGTTTTGCGCGGGGCGCGCGGAAAGTTTGTGTCCGACACGTTTGTGTCGGGCGAGTTTGTGTTGGGTAGGTCGGGAGATAGAAATAGTCGTGATGCGAAATGCGTACGATAGTCGTACGGCGGGAAAGGTTTGTGTTGGCGCTGGCGCAGCAATAGCCGTTGTCGCAACCCTAGTCGTAGCCGTAGCCGGATTTTGTTTGACTTAGCCGACCCTATGCCGTATTCTTAGAGAGTGGATATTCCTATGTCCACTGGCTGTACGATAATCGTACGGTTATCTACTGAAAGGTAATGATATGGTAACTCTACTAATAAGCGACATAGTGGCGATCACTATTGCGCTTACAGTTTCGGTCGGCTTAGTAATATCAACCGCCGTTGCTAACTACCGACTCACCGAGAAGGTGCGTCAATTACGTCAGCAGTTGCACTCTCAGGAGTCGTTATGATCTGCGACATCATAGAGCGCGTCAAGACCAAGAAGGTTGATAAGTGCCTGAAGTCTGATCTTCACCCAGACTCTAGTTACAGCAATACCATTGAGCGCCTGTATTGCGATCTATGGCACGTTAAAAGTCCAAGTTACAACCACGCATTTTATATCACAGATATGATCTGCGAAATGCTACTTCACCCATCTCGTGTTAAAAGTCTGTGGGCTGAGATGCAATACACCCTAAAGCGGGGCGACAAGTAATGGCTGAGTGCGCATATTGTGAAGAGCCAGCAGATTTTATTTGGCTGGCAAAGGCTAGATACTTATGTATTAACTGCATAAAAGCAGGATACACGCTAGAGGAAGGCGATAAATAATGGCTAGTTACCGTCTCGGTGGTATCAAGGCTACCTTTCACCAAAAGCAGGATTTTATATATGATCTGCTAGATACTGGACACGATATAGACGTGTTCGTGGGCTATGCACTAACTCGCCTTACTTGGCGCGAAGTGCAAGATATTGGCTTCCATATGGCTAGACTCAAAGGTGATAAAGATAAAGCCGATTTGGCTCTGTTAGTTAAAGAAATCCAAGCGTACGATAATCGTACAGATCAAGGAGAAGTAAATGCCTAATGATGAACTAACCGAATATGCGCCCCGTAATACTTGGGTGCATATCGCAGAAGGGAACTGTGAGAAGTGTGATAAACCACGCGATTTATACACTAACTCTTGCGTTCCTCATTTAGTATCCTGTGCTAACTGTATATTGCAAGGGATAGCCGACATAGTTAATATCGGTAGCCATATAGTGGCTATTGCCGAGACTGATGAGCAGTTAGGCATTGAGACACCCAAGTACTATCAAAACAAGGCAGAATATGCCGACATAAGGGCTAAGTACGATACGCAGTACCAGCCTGTCTATTCAGAAGGTCGTTGCGGTTCGTGTTATTACCCGATCATAGAAGGCGTCAGTGGTAATTATCGTGGCGTTACATCTTATGACAGGACTATGACCGAGTTCCAATCTCATCGGACTTGCACCTATTTCTGCGACGACTGCGACAAGTACTTCATATCTTGGAACCGTAACTCATCAAATCATATATCTATTATGACTTTTGAGAAGTACCTTGGTATGAGTCGCTGTGAACCCTGCGTTGGAAATGTCATAAATGAATATGGCAGTTCAGATCGGTTCTTTTGGTGCGGTCAATGCGAGTCCTATGAAGATCGTGATGAGTCTCGTATGTATAACGACTCTAGGTACTGCGATACTTGCTTCCGAGAGTATGTAAATACCTGCGACAACTGTGATGAGGATTACTGGCACGACGACGATCACGACTGTAATGATGTCGGTCATTTAATCCACGAGTACGACTACCGACCACGCCCACACTTCTTTGGTGAGGGTAACTATCACTTCGGCTTTGAGTTAGAGGTGGAGTCTAGGCACGATAGCCGTAAGGAAGGCGCCGAGTATGTAATAGATCGGCTAGGTAATCACGCCTACTTAAAGAGAGATGGCTCACTAAATAATGGGTTTGAGATAGTTACTCACCCCCATACTTTAGATGAGTACCAAAAGAAGTTTAACTGGGGCTGTATGGTTGGTCTTGGGGAGCGTGGGTATAGGTCTTGGAATACCCGCACTTGCGGACTTCACGTTCACGTTAGCCGTACCGCTTTCGGTTTGGTTAGAGGGCAAGAGGATATTCTAAAGGCGCAAGCCCACGAGTTACGGTTTATCAAACTGATCTACGATAACCAACGTCAGATAGAGCGCGTAGCAGGGCGCTCATCTACTTACGCTAGGTTCCGAGATAAGGGCAACCTGTCTGCCCGCGTTAAATATGGACAGCAAGATGACCGCTTTGAGGCGGTCAATAGTCAGAACCGAGAGACACTAGAAGTCCGAGTGTTTAAGGGTTCATTAAAACCGACGCGTATTTTATCTGCCATTGAGTTGGTTCACGCTTCGGTTGAGTACACTCGTGATCTAAAAGTAAGCGGGTCTAATAACGCGCTTAAATGGATACAGTTCGTGCGTTATGTAGCAACCAACGATCAGACTTATCCTAACTTGGTATCTGTTATACAGAGTACCTTTGATTCCGATATCCAACCACAAGACGACAGCGACGACAGCGACGACTAACCGTACGATTATCGTACAGAAAAGAGATAAGCACTATGTGTATGCTATGTGTAATACCGCCTAATGTAATACCTTCACGAGAGAAGTTGGAAAACTCTGCTCTCAATAATCCTGACGGGTTCGGCTTCGCTATCGTTATACCTAGCGAGAACCGTATCCACGTTGAGCGCACTATGAACGCTGACGCATCTATCACTCGCTTCCTAGAGATGCGAGAGAAGTATCCTGAGGGGTACGCTACTTGGCACGCTCGTTATGCTACGCACGGAACGGTCAATGTAGATAACTGCCACCCGTTCCAAGTTGGTATAGGTAATAGTCAAACCTACCTAGCCCATAACGGTATCCTTCCCGTACTTGAGCCGACAGGAGATACCCGTAGCGATACGCGTATCTTTGCTGAGGATATCCTGCCGACTATCGGTGGGGTTACTTCATTAGATAACGAGCAGGTGTGGAATCTATTAGAGGACTTCACCAACGGTTCTAAGATAGTTATTCTCACCATTGACCCACGCGCTAAACACCAGTGCTACATATTGCACGAGAATAAAGGCTGGAAAGATTCATCAGGGGTATGGTGGTCTAACCATACGTGCTTCCTGACCCAGCCTATGACTGGTTTCGCCAGTCCATATTCGTATGGTCTTAAAGATTCCAAGACTGATAACTGGGTGGACTGCAACACCTGCGAATCCTTCTTTGATATCTCTAAGATGAAAGACGGCTACTGTATGCAGTGCGGTACTTGCATAGACTGCAATACATATGTAACCGACTGCCTATGCTTTAGCAAAGATGTTAAAGATAAAACTAAGATGGCGCAGTACATTGAGGAGACTTGGGAGCATACTAATCCCAATGACTGGAGAGATCGTGGGGGGTGGGCTTCGCTATGAGTAAGGTTCATATTCCAGTTCCACCTACCCCATATTACTACGGCGTACGCGCTGAGTTATTCCTGCACGACGCTGAACAAGCGCTTCGTGAAGGAAGGTCGCAAGACCACGCAAGACTGATGGTGCGAGCCACGCATTATCAGGGGTTGGCGGGTCAGTTACCGCTAACTGTGTACGATAATCGTACAGAGGAAGGGATAAATGGATAAATATAGACCGCGTAAATGTTATGCGTGTAGGACACCGATCCAAGTGCCTGTACACGACGTAGCAGAACGCAATTACTGCCACAGTTGTGCTATGGCTAAGATAGGGGCGGTCAGTATGTCTGACGCTAGAGGGGGAGACGATCAGTATGAGTAATCATCACGTTGCCCTCTTTAACGAACAGGCACTCTGCGCTTCTGCTGACCCTGACTTATGGTTCCCCGAACCTAAAGGAAATGCACACTACCGTACTGAGGAGTCAATGCAGGCGCGCGCTATATGCAACGTGTGTCCTGCTAAGCCTGAGTGCTTAGAGTATTCACTTAGATACTCTGGACTACACGGTATATGGGCAGGGCTAGACCCCACTCAACGTAATAAATTACAAGATAGCCGAGGTGTTCGTGTGATACCTATGCACACGACGATACCTATGGTTCATCAAGGGTGGTTAGAAGGTGTTAAGTATGTAGAGGAGTACCTATGATAAATAAGGAGTGGGATCACGAAGTAGAAAGTGTATCCGAGCAGTTAATCCTTATGATGTGGATATCCGTAGGGATACTCGCTTTCATAGTTCCCCTGCTTTACTTAGCGCTTGGTTTAGGCTAGAATAAGAGGGTGGGTGGCTACTTGCCCTATGCTGGTAGCCACTCACCTATCTGTACGATAATCGTACACTTAGCGAAAGGATAACAATGAACACGACAGTAGAGGTTCACACAGCAAGCGACTCTATGATGTTACTTGGCTGGGTAACTATCACTAAAATAGCGGAAGGAGATACCGCCGTCTACGGTGTCTTTGATACGCTAGAGAAGGCAATATCTCACGGTGATAAGTTAATCAACGCTAACGTGGTGCCGATTTATTACCCGACACTACACTAATGAAATGCCCTAACTGCAAGAGACGTATTCCTAAAACGGATACGACCACAGACGGCTTTCCAATATGTATGGACTGCTTCTGGATATCTCCCCTAAAGATAGCCTAGTGTACGATTATCGTACACCGCCCCTTACCTTAACTGGTAGGGGGCTTTTCTTTGCGCTTTTTTAGCCAATGATCGCCAACCTTATGCTGGCAGAAACAACCTACAATACAATTCTGATGAAACATAATAGCAATAGCGTAATCGCCTGTGCTATTAGCGGTTCCCGCTGCTTTACAAGGTGTACAGATCACGCGTTATCCACCCCCTGCGCCTTGCTGCGACGCGCGGCACGGTTTGGAGCCGCGGCAGCGGGAGTTTGTGTTGGAGAGACCTCGCCGCTGTCTGGATCAGACATAGCCGCACTCTCATTAAAGATAGGAGAGTTTGCAATAGCGTTATAGTACTGCTCAAAGTAATCCGCAAAGATATATATCTGAGCAGAAAGACTTTCAATTACAACTTTAACTTTTTCGAGTGATTTAATAAACTCAGGATCTTGAGTCTCAATCCAACTCTTGTCCGCTAACTTCGTCTCCAGCATATGAAATATCTCTGGTGTCTGGTTCAGTTGCTGCATTGGTTTCCTCTTCTGTATAGTCCCGTTCCCTGCGTGGCTTAGTGCCACCAAGAATATTTATTAAGTTGTTTAATGATCTGTTAACTCTCATACGTGCTGCATCTTCTGAGATATCTAACTCTTTAGCAAAGGTCTTGTTATCGCAGCCATCACCAAAACGCAAGTATAACAGACTCATCTGCTTCTCATCTAACTTAGCAAAACCACGCTGTATATCAGCCACCATAGCGAACCAGTTGCCTCCCTCAGAGGCTACCTTCTTGCCAGTTATGTACCCCAGATCCTGAATAGATGGTGCTACAAGATCACCCCTGATAACAGAAGGTAATAGCGCTTCGATCAGTTCTCTATCGTAGTAGTAGTTGTCCTCTACACGATAGCCTACAGCCTGTGCCTTCTGCTTCTGGCAGTAGTCCTTAGCCGCGTTACGCAACGATCTAGCAATCAACTTAATGGCTTGCTTGCCGTTTAGTTCTTCCCAAGTCTTAACTTTATTAGGGTGCTCTAGAAACCAAATCCATAACTCTTGACGCACATCATCGGCATCAACCATATGAAACTTACGGCTAAACTCATAAGCAATATGCGCTACAAGTTGATCGTATTTGTCTGTATCAACTACCACTTAAATGTTTTTCCGTCTACAGTAAATGATTGGTTAATGATTGGAACTAACTGTGGTGTTACATTGTTTCCATCAACGTGCAGGATACCGAAGCCTTGTTGCCAAGTGAATAGCCCTGCCTTGATGTACTTTGCATTACGGTAATCCATAAGATTACCAAGTTCCATACCCCAAATAGTTTTAGGTTTACCACCGCGATATGTTTGAGTTTGATGTGTTAGACCCATACGGTGCGTGTGTCCGCACACTACTGACATCCCTGAACGCTTGGCTAAACCAAGTGCTGTTGCGCCTGCGGTAGGCTGTACGTTTCCTTCATCGCCGTGCATAAGCAACCAGCCAGGGGCTAATTGGTATGGATCAGCGTGGTATTTAATCTCAAGTTCTGATAACCCTAAGAAGTTTTCTAACTGTAGTTCTGGTAGCCCTAGTAATCCAGGGGCTCTCATAGCAACTGTAGTAAACAATCGATCAGTATGATTACTACGCACCATATGTTCAATAGTTAAGTCATACAATACTTGACGAGTAAGATCACGATCTTTACCAATAGAGCGTTCAAACTCTAACTCTGTGCCTTTACTCCATTTTGATATAGTCTGCATATCCATTTCGTCTCCACAAGAAACTACTGTTTCTGGTTGATACCACTGGATAAATTTAGCCACTGCCTTGACTGCTTCTACATCGTGATATGGAACTTGGAGATCGGAAATGCAAACTATATTTTTCATTTCTTGTTGGCTCGTCTCTTATTTTCTAAGCCTACATTTTTCTTTTTAGATAGGATGCGTAGGTTTTTTATCCCATCACGACCAGCGCGACCACCATTATCAATGTGATCTATTTCTTGGTTACGCTTTAGTTTCTTTCCTGTAGCGCGCTTAAAATCCAAGCGAGCCTTATTTGTAGATGTAGTTTCAGTAGTGCCATCTTTTTTCTTACGCTTGATAACGTAGATTGGGCGTCCACCATTTTGTTTACTTCCTTTGTAGGGTCCGAATATTTTCATTCTTTGGGCCATTGTCCTTTCAGTACCATTAGTCCGATTATAGCATAGTTTGCAAGGTCGGCGTAAGAGTCTTCGAGTGACTCGTTTTCCGCATCCTTACCACTTTCGAGTAGGTGATTGATACGTGCGATCTTGTCCCACATCCTGACCCTGAGACCGTTGAGGGGTCCTCCAGGACTTTGAGAGATGTTCTTTGGACCGTAATCGTTGTGCTTCTTGAGTAGTAAATTAGTGAGTTCATCGACATTACTCCATAAGTCTAACTCGAATTTAGTTGGATCTTCTATCGTTTCCGCTTTACCCATTGTCTTTGAGCAACCTTTCTGCGCCGTTGATTATGTCTTTCATCTCTGAGGCTACGACAGCCTCTTCAATGTATTCCTCTAGATCATCATCAGAGGCATTGACCATCAATGTTGTAGCGCTCTGTACGTGGTCAAAGATGCCATCTAGATCGCCTTCATCAACGAGTTGACTGAGTATCTGTAAGAAAGTAAATAGATCAAAGGAGTAGCGCTTGCTAAGTTTAACTTCCCAACCGAACTCAACACCACAATGATCTAGGAATTCAAATACATTACAGGTGGTAAAGTCGCAATTATCTTCGCAACTAAAGTGTCCATCAACTGGTACTAACATTATGCGCTCTCAATCTTTGTTCTAAAATACTCCGCACCGTGTGTGCGGTACATAGAATTAACATCTTCTCCCTCAGGCATCTGTACTATAGTCAGATTAGGTAGTTCTCTAGCGAGAGTCTTACCAAATTCTGCACCAGCGTTGTCGCCGTCTGCGAATAAGAATACCTTATCAAAGTCGGCTAGGAGCCTTGAGTAGTGCTTCTTCCAGTTGTTGACTCCTGGGACTCCAACCGCAGGTATACCGCACACGACATCGAGCGTGATGGCGTCAATCTCGCCCTCGCATATACATATATATGACGATGCTTTGAAGAAAGCACTGACATTATAGAGATGCGTGGTAGCACCCGAAAGACCCATATACTTTGGCTCGGAGAGATCCATTGAGCGGAATCTAAGGTCAACCACCCCCGAACGTGTGATGTACGGAATCGCAAGGCGGTTTTTATAGGCTTCGTGTCCCGTCATTGGCTCGAGCACGACGCCCAAGCGAACTTTCTGTGCGTGTTCCAGAGTTATTCCCCGTTCTGCGAGGTAGTCCTCCGCTTCGTGTAGAGCGCTGTGGTAGTACTTCGCCGCGCGCGTCAAGTATTCTCTGTGCGATGCTGATTGCTTCACGAAATTCAACTCCCTCTTTATTCATAATAATGGCGTATCCGTCGCCCTTCATCTGGCAAGCGTGACAGCAGAATGCTCCATCATCTGTATTAGCAGATGCTGATGCGTGGCTATCATCGTGGAACGGACACTTCATAGAGAACCAACCACGACGGGTCGGAACCCGAGCACCGTAGTACTCGAGAACCGCCGTCATACTTGGCTTATCATACTTCATTTATCTATAGCCTTCTTTAGTAGTTCTAACCATACTGATACAGGCATACTAGCATACCAATCGGCAGGCGAGCCTTTACCCTTACGCTTATGAACGACAACACCAGTCCACGCTTTTGCGTGTTTAGTTTCCAGTATCATCTCTTCAATCCAGCCAGATAGAGCCATCTTAGCGTGGTCTTTAACTTCTATGCAGACACCATTAACTCCTGCGATGTCTCCCTTATCCTCTTGCGCCCCTGCTAGACGCCTTTCGGCGTACGGGAATCCGTTCTCAATTAGATAAGTGACAAGATCGCGTTCGGCTTTGGAGCCTTTGGCTTTCGCTGCATTAGACAATTAGTACCAACCATTCGCATTATGAAACGCTAGGGCTTTCGATGGAGAGCCATAACGATGTTTAATATATTTTAATCCTAAATCAATTTGCTTAGCCATAGGAGTGTCCTCAGGCATCGTCAGCATTTGGGGAATGCCGTATGCGCTAGATCGTTGGTTATCTGCTTGATAATCCCAACGAGACTCTCGATCCCATAGTTTATAGAGTGATTTCCACTCATAATTGCTTTGGTACATAGACAGAACTTTCGCTCTGGCTATACGTTTTGCTACTGCTTTCATATAAGAAATATTCGGTTCGCAAGGTGGAACCATCTCTTTCGTCTCCGTATGAAGGGGTTTGATAAGTATCGCACCCACAACGTGTGGCAAGGTTGCCACAAAGACTACAGTGGACATTATCCACGCGTACAGTTTTAATCGTTTCATTTTTACTCCTCAATTGGTGCGGTTGCCCGTGTTCCACAGTCAACACACTCCATATCTCTGAAATACATTCCGATAGTACCGTCCTCATCGAACGATACCTTTAGATTCCAAACGAAACATCCACAGATGCATACCGAGGTAGGTTCACCACGAATATCCATCGCCCTTGTATAATCTGGGTATAGATCATTGATGTCTTTCATCATACCCTCTCAGGTATATCAGAAACGTCCATCATTTCTGGATTGAACTGCAACCAAAAAGCCGTAGCACCTGATGGGTCGGCTTTCCCGTACCGATTCTTCACAGGTGCAACTGCTATGAACCCTGGGGCATCGCTGCCTACGGTACATATCAGTGCTGGTAACTGTGCAACCATACCCTGCAAAGCAGAGCGGGGTTGACACGGGCTACCAATATACGACTCTTTGGTATGGTGCAGTAACAATACAGCAGCGTTGGTATCTCTTGCGAGATATTTCAACTCTTTGATTGTGGAGCGCATAGCAGCAAACTCCTCCCCACCATCATTAGAAATATCCATAAGGTTATCTATAACGATGAGAGTTGGCGCACACCCCCACAATTCTTCGAATGCTTCTACCTCTTGGTCAAGATCAGACAGCGTTGGCGCTGACTCAAATGACCA